CTATACGCTTACCTTTTAAACATTGACTTAATGAATCTTGTATTCTGTGTTCTTTTATTTCATTTTCAGATATTAAAAGTAATGCAAAAACCATTTCAATCATTAGTGACTCCCATTTCTTAATTTAGCTAATTCTTTATTTAATTCTTCTACTCTTTCTTTTAAATGATCTATATTAACTTTATTGTATCTTGATGCTTCTATTTCTTTTTCAATAGACTCTATTTGAGATGCTAAATGCTCGATCAACATATACATTTCTAAATTTTTTGGCTCTTGTTCTGCTTTCTTTAATAGATCAGCTTGAAATAATGTATCTGCTGTTTCTAATGAACTTATTCTGCCTGTTAGATTTGCATAGCCAAATACTGCACCTGATACAACCAATATGATTCCAATTAAGTTTGCTAATGGCAGTTGCAATTTAGATTCTGAACTAACTTTAAATGTATCATTATCTTTTTTCATTTTTTCTTTCTTTTCTTTTTAGGTTTGACAAACATACTATCGACCCATGCACACCATTTATCTAATGTGCCAAATATAAAATAACAGAACTTATCAATCATCTCCAACTCTTGATTGCCCAGTAAGCTGGCGACAATGTCTTTTGCCCACGAACTCTTTTTAAGACTCCACCCATTCTAGCCATAAATGATCTCTTTCTTGCTGGTATATGTTTTTTAATACTCATTGTCTTTGATCCAAAGTTAACCTTTTGCACTCTTCCTGTTCTACGATTACGAACAAAAACTTTAAACTTCTTGACATCGCCTCTTAAAATTTTATTTAATTTAACTGATCGTCCTTGATATTTAGCCATAATGAATTTTATATATCACATTTTATCAGGGTCTTGTAGACAAATATGTCCTTGCCATGTTCCTGTACCATCATTAAGAAACCAAGCTGATCCTCTTGGATCGTCCCAACTAAATGTTGAAATAGCTTCTCTGTGAGCATCTGCAAAATCTCCACATTCCATTAATGTCATTGGTCTAGTAAACTCTAACGCTTCTTTTATCATCTGACCATCAAACGATAATAATAACATTACTAAATAGTGAACAGGCTCTTCCATTATCTCTTTATGTGTCGTTGTCGCCATTTATTACAAACATAAGTATCTCTTACTCCTTTAGTCCGATAGACTCCACAGAACATATGCTTTTGGCTAAACAATCCACAATTCCCACAACTTCCTCTACCTTGTGATGGTCTATAATCTTGTGGCATTTGATAAGGGATAAATTCGCCATTCGGATAGAACATAGATCGTTTCATTTGCCTTGACCTTTGTATTTTTTCCATGAACGTCGCTTTGATTTATTCATTTTTGCTTTACTAGGATTACGACCTATTGACGTCTTATGAAAGACAGGCTCATGTTCTACTCTGCCATACAAATTACCTTTTCTTTTTGCCATCTTTAATTTCTTCTGCTTTGGTTTCTATTATTAAAGGTAATGGCTCATTGTATGAAGTTTGTTCAATCTTATCTTTCTGATCTAAATGTTGTTTACCTAGCCAAATCATCATAGGTACTGATCCACCTAACGCTTTCTCAAATTGTGCTTTTCTTAAACTTATTTTGCCCAGCTCTCGTCCCTTTTTTATATAGTGGACATAACTCCTTTGTAATGTCTTTGTTGACACTCCTACAAACTCTGCAATTTCTTCGTATGTGCAGTGTAATTGTGCTAATTTCTTGACTGTTTCTATATCTACTCTTTTAATTGGTCTTGCCATTATGTCCTTTTTATGTCTTTTTAGTCTTATTTGCAACATATGGAGCGTGAGGATTGGAATCGCACCATCTTACTAATTGAGGGTATCAATCAGCCTTTCTAAAGCTCACGCAGGATATGTCAATATTTTATCTCTTATTAGATTCAATAACTTTTTATCATACAAATAAACATATTTATATTTACCCTCTGTAATTTTATAGTCTAGTTTATGATTTTTATCTAATTTACCGAATCTAATTCTATCAGAAATTGTTTTAGAATGTATTTCTTTTCCATTTTGTATATATACCTTTGCTTTTGATGTAGTTCCTAAATAATACCAATTCATAGCCTGATATATTTTACCTTTATGATCTTGTTCAGGATCAGCATAAGATACTACTGCTTTAAGTTTAGGATAATCTTTTTTAAGTTTTCTTAAAGTATATCCTACTATTTTTGATACAGGGTTTTTATGTGTCGATAAAGCTACTCTTACTAATTCAGGACATTGAAAATTATCTACTTGAAGAAATGCACCAGATTTAGGGTTAGCACCTAGACCATAAATAACTGTGCCTTTAAATTCGCCTTTTTCCCATACACCAAACCTTACAAGTTTAGATTTAGGCATTCGTTTTGAATAATGCCATTTATATACAGAATATTCACTAGCTTTCTGTGAACAATAATCAATATATAAATCTTTATTTAGGTAATGTTTGTCCACAAGTTTCGCATTTTTCAGATGCTTCGTCTATTTGAGATTGATCGTCTTTATCAGTAGGATTGAATGTATCTACTGACATAAATTTTTTTAATTCTTCTTCAGTAAAACCTAATATAGGAAGATCAAATTTATCTTTTTTTAAATCTTCTATTTCTAAATTTAGTAAAGGGAAATCCCATTGATTATCTTCGGAAACTCTATTATCTGCTATTCTATATGCCTTTTGTTTTGTATCTGATAATTCTGCAATAGCACAAGGAACTTGTTTTAATTCTAATTTCTTTGATGCAAAATATCTAGTATGCCCAGCAAGAATTACTTTTTCTTTATTGATTACAATAGGTTGTTGAAATCCAAACTCTTTTATAGATGCGGCAACCTTATCTACATTTAAACTTTTTCTCGGATTGTTTATGTAAGGTGTTAGTGAATCTAATGGAATTAGTTCAATCTTCATAAAAGAATTTTTTCCATTTTTACAATACAACCTTTAGGAAATACATTACGATCTGAAAATAACTCATCATTTTCTTCATAGCTTGCAAAAGTTCTAACATATTTTCTATCTTTAGCAAATAAATAAGCGTGAGTTATCATAACACTAGGCATAAATCCCATAAAATCAAAAGCAGTACAATGACCAGCGTCGCCTGTAATATCGAGCCATGTTATTTTATAGAAATAATATTTCTTTTTTTTAATAACAGTATGTTTATATTTTGCCTTTTTTCTTCTCATTAATGTTTTCTATGTATATCTGATTCAACTATCGCTCTATAGTACTCAATCTGAACTTTTAGCATTTTGTTTTCTAATGATAAAGCTATTATTCTTTTTCTAGCGTATTTAAAAATTCTTAATATAGCTTTCATTCAACATCTTGTATTATGTGGTCCTTATCGTATCTGTCTATTTTATACTTTTTTCCATCTTTTATAAAGAATGTAAAATTAGATTCAGTTCCTGTTGTGATATATCCTAGCTTTTCCATTTTTTGTAGTATTGTAGCCACTTTTGATACAGAATCGTCATTTTCCCATCTTCTTTGAGATAACCATGTGCTGAAATGTGGCACAAATTTGACATCTTCTATATCGTCTATCTGATTATGATATGCTTGAATTAATATAGGACTATCAGATTCTTTCAAAATACCTTTAGACCATAATTTCAACCAAGTTTCGTGAGCTTTGAATTTTGACCCTCTTTTCTTTGATAAAGAATCCCATAGATGTTCAAATTGAGGATCATATATATTCTTATTAGGTATAGGATTAGGTATAGGTATAGGTGCTTGGCTTTTGCTTCTAGCAAGACCACCTTTTCTACCAGCTTCTGATCTTTTATTATATTTAGCTGTTAAATACTCATGTTCTGCTGTCAATCTTTTGTGAGTCCAATTATATTCTTCTTTATTAAAAACAAAAAATTCTCTTAAAATATCATCAACTGTATATTCACATTCAGCAGTTCTACATTGACAAATTATTCTTGCTGATTCTGTTGTAAAAGGTTTTGCATTTTTAGTCCAAGCAAAACATAATAATCTAATATATATTCCTACTTGTTCATTTGTAAGATGTACTGTTTCTGCCGCAAAAGTATCTGTAAATAATTGTAATGCGTGAAACTTATTCTTCGATTCCTCCATAAAATATATCCGTCCTTTCTAGTTTTATTATCTCCATATTAGTTTCTTTTA